ATCGGGAGATGCCGGAGCCGGCGGGCGAGCGCGCTCCGGCACCTCCTCCTCTGCTGCCGCCCCGGACAGCAGAGCATCCGCAGCACGTTCCGCTTCCATGCGGTCGACCTGCTGCGGCGTGAACTGCAGAATGTCGGTCATGACTGTCCGCCACGGCACACCGGCAGAGCCCGCCTTCACCGCCGCGTCGTAGCGTTCCGCGAGACTGAACCGCTCCGGAGACGCCCAGATCACTTCCATGTCCGCACGGTTCCCGCGGGTCGTGTCACCCTTCAGGAGGAACGCGAGGGACATCACCTGCTCCCAGGACTGTCCCGCCTGCTTGATCCGGTCCGTCACTTTGAACACGAGACCTTCACGCGCGAGTGAGGCTCCTTCCGCGGAGCCGTTATTCGCTTCCGGTGTCAGATAGAACAGCGGGGTGCGGGTGACGGCGGCGAGGTCCTGCACGTCGTCCTTCACAGCAGCCCGGATCGGTGTCAGATCCACCTGCTGTGATTCCCACAGCTCCGCTGTCTCCGGGAGCAGCCACAGGGAGCCCGGGCTGTAGTCGAAGATGTTCGAGTAATCGATCTTGTTGCCGTCTTCATCCCGCGGCTCGACACCCTTGATCGCGCGCTGACGGAACGCCTGCAGAGTCGCGACCTCGAGCCGCTGCAGGACAGTGAAACTGATGCGGTCGAGGAGACCGAGGTGCGGTTCGAACTCGCCGCGGCCGACGTTGAACAGCGTCGGGTTGTTCCGGAACGGGACGCACGGCACCTCCGTCCGGAGCGCGGCCGGCAGCTCGAGCACACCGTCGGGGCTCCAACCTTCTGCGCTGATGACAGACACCGGTTCACGGTCGCCGTTCACAGTCGCGCTGAGCGGTGAGGAGCCGTCCGCGCGGAAGCGGTACACACGGCCCGGCAGGTACACGTACGCGACATCATCCCCGGATGCGTCCCGGTACATCTTCAGACCGGCGAGTGTCTTCCGACGGCGGCGCGGGTCCTCCTCTGTGATCACTTCGCGCGGGTCTTCCGGTGTGATGAGCGGCCGGACCGGCGCGCCTTCAGGCACGTCCGGGTCAGCACCGACGATCACGTAGGCGTCCCCCATGCTGAGGGAGGCACGGTGCACTAGCCCGGAGTCGGCGTCCAGGTAGTTCTCCTGCCACATCCGCCACGCTTCTCGGTCTTCGAGTTCGTCTCCTTCTGAGCCGGTGCGGAAACCGGCCGGTGTCATCCGCTCCTGCACCGCTTCGATGACGAGTTCCGCGTAGTTCATGCGCGCCATCTGCATGAGGTCACGGAACGCCTGCCGTGTCGCTTTCCCGGAGAGTGCGGGTACTGCCTGCTCACCCCGGAAGTACAGGTCCAGCGCTTCGTAGCGTGGGCGGCGCGCGATGAGCCGGTCCCCGAGGCGCTTCAGCCACCAGCCCGGACTGCCGGGTGTCTGCGTGTCTACCGGCACGGGTTCAGCGGGCGCAGCGGGCAGCGGTCTGCCACCCGAGGAACGGCAGCGGGACCCACGGCGGGCGGACCGGCGCGGCGTGACGGGTGGTGGCGGGATGAGTGAAGAACCGGCACATGCTGCACAGTCTGCCTCACATGCGGGCGGAGGTGCCGCACAGAGATTCCTGAAGATTTCCGCCGGAGGGTATAGACAGGGAGTATCCGCCGGTGTATATTGAACACATGACCGCACCACGCATCCCCGAGCCGGGCGACTACGTCCCGCACCCTGTCACCGGACATCAGGTCCGTGTCCTCTCCGTCACGGCGGACCGCGCCGGCGTTCTCGTCCGGTACCGCGCCGGAGACGCACACTTCCGTGCCCTCGACGTGCCGGTCCCGTTTGACCGCGTGTCTTCCGTCGAGTGGGTGAACCGGTGAGCGCCGCGGCAGAGGTGCAGCCGTCCGCCGCTGAGCGTGAGCTGTTCGACGAGGCGCTGCTCCGGGTCGGGTACCTAACCGCAGAAGAGCGGGACCGGCTGCAGGGAATCACACCGTTTCACGTGATCCGCACCGTCGCGTGGCTGTGGCGGTCGAATGAGGGCCGCATCGAGTTCAACACGGTCGTGAGCATCCTCGCGGCCGCAGCAGAGGAGGAGTGATGACCGCTCAGAACATCGTCGAGGTGCACTGGACCACCCGCGGCAGCACATGCCGGTACGGGTACCGCATCATCGCTCCGGACGGAGAGGTCCTGTACGTCTCCCCGTACCGGTGGAGCACAGAAGAGACAGCACAGGCAGCCGGCGATGAGGACGCAGCAGAGTCCTGGCCGGTGCAGCCGCGGCCCGTCGGCCGTCCCCGCGTCGGTACCCGCGTCGAGGTGTACGTCCCGGATGACGTGATCGCCCGCATCGATGAGAAGCGCGGCAGTGTTCCCCGTTCCGCGTACATCCGCGAAGTTCTCACGGAGCGGTTCAGCGGGTAAGGCTGTGCGGTCATGCGCCGCATCTTCACGCTGCTCACGCTTCTCCTGCTGCTCGGGTGCACACCACCCGGGCAGCAGCGCGTCGGGTGGTATGACGCACAGACAGACACCGTGCACCTCGACCCGCAGTCCCTCGCGCGGTGGGAGGCGGCATACCCCGGGATGGCTGCCTGGTGGCAGGCACATGAACGCGGGCACCGGACGTATCTGCGGCTGTTCCGTGCCGGGCTCCTCGACTACGGCCCAGGGTTAGTCGGGCAGGAGCGCGGGGCGCAGTGCGCAGCCCGGGCGGAGCTGCAGACCGTACCGGCGTGGACGGAGCCGACGGCGGGTTACTGGGAGTGCCCGGAGGACGCGCTGCGGGCGTTCCGGCAGGTTTCTGAGGAATCTTCACCCTAGGGTATATACACCGGCGGAAATGCGCCGGTCATTCCCGACCCTCCGGGTGTTCCTCGACCTGGCGCTCCTCCGCTGCCGTCCGCCGGCTCCTTAGCTCCTTCGCGTCCCGGGGACCCTTCCCAGGTTTTTTCGGTCCCGCCTATTGACAACGGATAAGCGGGGGCGCATAATGGATGAAGACGCACCCGCCCCGATCCTGAAGGGGTGCCCACCCAACACCGGGAGCGTGACGAGCAATCGTCACCGAGTTCGTGAGGGAGGGTCTGAAGGACGGGTGCGTCACACAGATCTAAAGGAGCATCATGGGTCGTCCCCGTATTGGCCGCGAAGTTCACGTCCGCCTTGGTGACGAACTCGCGGACGCTGTCATCGCCGAAGCTGCCGCCGCCAAGGTGCCAGTCGCCGAGATCATCCGCCGAGCCCTCACCGAAAGATATGCCGTCTCATCTCCCTGGGGCTGGGATGACCCGCCCCGCGAACTTACTGAGGCGGTCACCGCCGAAGCTGCCGCCGCGGATTTGCCTGTCGCCGAGATCGTCCGCGTCGCCGTCCGCCGCTACATCGAGGAACACGTCCAGTGTGAGATCCCTTGACATGTCGACCGCGTACGTCATTACCTTCGGCTATAAGGCGGTCCGCTGAGCCGGCTCAGTAGATGCGCTCCGGGATGCCGCTGCTGCCCTTCCCCGCACCCGCAGCGATCGCGTCCAGGCGGCCCGTCCACGCCAGCACAGCAGCCACCGCCGCGTCGATCTTCCGTGCAGAGTCCGGATGCTCCTTCGCGATGTGCACACCTGACGTCGTCGGCTTCCGCCGCGCGTTCAGCACATGCCGCGTCAGCGTGTACCCGCCGTCATGTGACAGCTCGCCATCTAGCACAGAAGAGTGGAACCGCTCGAGCGCACGCGCGATGAGCCCGGCACGTCCCCCGGACATCCACCACTCACAAGGATGCCGCGCAGACGCCTTCACCTTCAGTGTCTTCCGGTACTTCGCTTCCCAGCCGGACACCCAGGACTCCCACTTAGCCGGGTCACAGTAGAAACCGACTACCCGGTACCGGCGGAACGCTTCATGCACCGCCGCGTCCACCACCGCGGTCGGCACCTCCCAGTCATCACCCGCCGGTCCGTCAGGCTGCTCCCACACCTCGACGGTGAACACGTGCCCGTCCTTCACACGGCACCCGATCAGCGCAGTCGCGTCCGTCACCCCGCGCTCCCGCCGGCGGGACCCGTCAAACCCGAGCGTGATGACATCCCGCGGTTTCACCTCCCGCAGCGGGTCCGCACAGGACAGCCACTCCTGAGCGGTCAGCCACGCATCCTCCGACGCTGTGATCTGGTTGTACCAGTACCGCCGGCTCCGAGACGGAGGGTTCCGTGTGTCGAGGATGCTTTGCACTACACGCTCAGGGTCGAGCCACACGCTGTCACCTCGCACAGCAGCGACGACAGCGGGTGCGGCGTCCTCTGACAGCGGCGCATCCGGCGGAGCCTCCACAGAGTCGTACAGGATGCCGGTCGTAAGAGTCTCACCTGCCTCCGCTGCCTCCCACGCTTCGCGGTCATGCTGCGCAGAGGAATCCTCACCCGGGTTATAGGCGTTCGTGATAGCGAGGGTACGTGCAGCTCCGGCCGGAGACTTCGTCGCGTTCCGGTCGATCACCGCAGCCATCTCATGCCCGTCGTTGTTCCGCAGCCAGTGCTGCGTCTCATTCTTCAGAACGAGCGTCGCCCGCGCACCCTCGAGCGTCGCCGGAGAAGACGTGACAGCCTGAATCAGCCGTTCATCCCCCAGCGCGTGAATCACCTCTTTACCGATCTGCACCCGGTAATACCGGAGCGCCGCCGGTGTCAGCAGCCCGGGCATCAGCCGCATCGTGTTCTTCGTCTGCTCGAGCGCCGTCGCGGCCGTCTGCACCCACGCAGTAGGACAGTCCGTAGCCTCCGGCCGGTCACCCTGCCACCCCGCGAACCGGCACGGCCCGAGAGCCTCGACGTACAGCAGACAGGCACCGAGCGGATCTTTCCCCCACCCCTTCAGGCGCTGCAGGACTCCGTCGCGGAACAGCCACCGGCCGTCCTCCCGGACCGCATACCACCACAGAATGAACCGTGCCTGCTCCAACGTGAACCGCCACGGCACCCCGCGCTCGAGCTGCAGCTCCGTCCCGCACCACCCGAGGACATCCCACCCGAGCGTCGCGTCCGGCAGGATGAACCGCCCACCCTCCGTCGCCCACGTAGGCCCGAGGGTGACCGGCGGATACTCCGTGCCGGCCCACGGCAGCACCGCCGGCTCCGTCAGCTTCTCCCGATACCAGCGGATGACATCATCGTGCTCTTCACCGGTGCGGTGCTCACTCCGGAGACTGCGCGCCACCGTCATCCTCCACCTCGAACCCATCCAGCAGATCCGCACCGACGGTGTCCGCCGCGGCGTTCAGCATCCCGAGAATCACCCACGACGGCGCGTCCTCTGTGATCCGCATAACGAGCCTCAGCTCGCCGTCCTCAGACAGACACTCGATGACAGACACAGACCTGAGCGGAGCCCACCCGTCCGGCAGCTCCGGCACCTCCAGGGACAGCACTAGCCGGACCGCTTCCACCGCTTCGCCGCGAGCGCGCGTGCAGCTTCACTCCGCCGTCCCGGAGCGCCCGCATCCTCATCCTCATCCGGGAGGTGCAGCGCAGACATCTGCCGGAGGAACAGCGCGCGCTGCTGCCGCACCTCAGTCGTCAGCGGATGCGCAACCTCCTGCTGCTGACTCCCGGTAACCGTCAGCGGAGCGACCGCGATCTCCGCCTCCATCCTCACGATGAGATCCAGAGTGCGGCACGCCTGCTGCAGCGCATGCCGCTCATCAGTCCGCAAACCGTACTGGCCGATCACCTCCCGCCACAGCTCCAGCCCTGCCTCCTGCAGCCCTGCCGGCTCACGCACCGGCCGCGTCATCTGATGCCCTCCGGAGCCGGCACCCGCGTCGGGCCCTGCTCATACCGGCGCATCCCGCACAGCGGACACCACCCACCGAGGGACAGATCCCCGTCCGGCGGAGTGATCAACTGTCCGCCGTCACGAGGACAGCTCAGCATCTCCCGCCACATCTGCTCCAGCCGAGCCCGCACATACTCCTCGAACGCCTTCCCTGCCATGCTGCTGCCTCCCATCCCGGGACCGCCCATCGCGGGCTCGGCTGGAGCAGATG